GCATTCCTGCGTCACCTTATCGTCGCCCTGAGTGCGCCAATATTTACGGACCGTCTTCCCGGTGCGCTGACTGTATTCGTTCACCGGGACGTAGTTCCCGAACTCGTAGGCCTTGCCTATCTCATTCGTCGCTATCATCGTCGCGCGTGCTCGTGAGAACACTCCCGCCTCTCCGAATCCCTCTATCTCGCGTGCCATTTGATTATACGAAAGGCCTTCGGATACTCCCCTACTGATAGTGTCGATAATACGGTCCTTGGTCGTTTTGCTGATGGAACCCTGCCTATCGCTCAAATGAAGGCCTGAGAGCGCCTCCATGTGCGGTACAGTTCGTGCCGCCTTAATTAATTACTCCTGCTCGTCCTGCTCTTCCGGGAACTCTGCGGAGAGAAGCATCGTAACGAGGCCGTCATGCTCGATGTCTTCGAGGTCGCTATCCGGGTTCTTTTCGAGAATCATATCCCGGAGCTTGTCATCATCGAGCGCGTTCAGTTCGACCTCACGCTGCGCCTTCGGACCAATTTCGGCGCGGCGCTTCTCCTCAGCGAGAATAAGGGCGATATTGTCGGCCTTCTTCTTCGCCGGGGTGAGCCCCATCTGCTCAGCGAGCGCCTTCACCTCAGGAGCGCCCATATCGTCGAGCTCTTCCTCACGGCTCTTCGCGCCGGAGGCCTCAGGAGCGGGCTTACCGTCAGGCCACTTGCCGTCGTACCCTGCAACCTCCCAATTCGGAGACTTTTTCAGGCTTTCCGCAATCGACGCCTCGATATCGAGCACGTCACCGGGCTTCACGTCCACCTTCGGAGCGCCGAGCTCACACCGGACGAGGGTAGGCTCTTCGCCTACGTATTTCACCTTGCGGAAGTCTTTTCTAACGGTCATGGAACCCATAATTGAGGAGTGTAGGAAGTAGAAGGGGAGGTAAGAGCCTCTATCCAGCCCTCCCCGTGAGGGAAGGGCTGAGAGAGATTCCTAGGCTTAGACCGTGACATTAATCATGGCCGCGTTCGTACCGGAGAATGCGAAGCAGAAGCCGAAGCGGGTGTGAGCCGTAATGCGGAACTGGTCGTACTCATCGAGGTACTTCACCGTGATTTTCAGACGGCGACGGAAGCCGAAGTGAATCGACGGAATGTGGGTCAGGAGACAGCGACCCTTCGTGTTGGCTGCAACGCCAGCGCCGAGGTTCACCTTACCGTCCGTATCGGCCAGACCGATAGCTTCGTTCGTCATGATGTCGATACCCTGCAGCTTTTCCAGCACGCCCGAGTTAATCGTAGCGGCGCTGCCGAAGGTGTTTTGCGTCTGAACCTGCGAGAGGTCAAGAACAGTGTAGTACGTCTGCGGTTCGAGAATCCACAGGAGGTCGCGCGGGTTGAGACCGTACTTACCGAGCTTCTTACGCATGTTCGTGAAGTCGGAAGCATCCAGCGTACCAGCGTTGACCGTCAGAGCGTCCGTCACGATAGCCTTCTTAAACATACCGTCCTGATGGAGGTAGTAGCTCTTCGCTGCCGGAGCCGCGTCGTCGCTGTTGACGTTTCCGGTGCCACCCGTCTCGGAGTCCGAGAGGATAAGCGCCTTCTCGATAAGCTCAGCGTAGGCCTGAGCCATCTTGTTTTCGAGGTAGGTCTGCAGACCGCCCTCATTCTGAGCGTCCTCGTCGAGTTCGCCAGAGAGGTACACGGAAGCGCTGTAACGCTTAGCCGTGATGCTCACGGTCGGCGTATCGCTCTTCGACGTGGTGACTGCCGTACCCGGCACGTTCGCGTTCTCGGAGCCAGCCTCGAATACCGGGTCAGCACCTTCGACGGGAGAGTTCCAAACCTTGGACTTCATTTCGTGAATGTTCTCAGCCGGGAGGCGGCTAAGAATGTTGGAAGAGGCGCGAGCCTTCTTCACAACGGCGTTAGCGAACTCATCGGGAGCCCATGCGCCACCGTAGCCGCTCTGAGACTCAGAGTGAGCTTCGTTAGCCTTGGTCTCAACCGCAGAGCCCTGCATTGCTTTCATGATTTTCAGGATATCGCCCTGAACATTGCGCTTGGCCATATAGAGGAGAGAAAGGGGGAGGTAAGCGACGTGAAGGGTGCTATCCGGCGACGATGTAGAAGGGCATTATTGACGTTTTAGGCTTCGTCGTCTTCGTCTTCGTCGTCCTCCTCGTCAGACTCGTAGATAGTCTTCGTATCGGGAGCATTCTTCGACGCAAGAATGAAGTCGATAAACTTACGTTCGTTCTGCTTTTTCTCGGGCTCCTGCTCATCGAGCATGTCGTCCATCTTCTGCTCATCGAGAGCCGTAAGGCTCTTGAATTGCATCGAGGCGAACGTCTTACCCTTCTGAACGGGAATCCTCTTGAATGCTTTAGCGAGGATACCGATATCGTGCTTCTGATTGCCGATTGTTTCGGCCATCTTCTGCATGATAGGAAGAAGAACGTCGAGCGGAGACAGGCTATTAGCTGCCTTCTGCTCTTCCTCAGTGAGTTTCACGGCCTTCTCGTCCTTTTCATCGGTCGAGATAGCCTTACCCGTGAGGAGTTCACCGATTCCCTGAATCATTTTCAGGTGCTCCTCAGTGAAGGAGGCCGACTTTTGCCCGTCATCGGCGGCGGTCGAAGTGTCACCCTTGCCCGCGCCCTCTTCGGACTTGGAACCGGACGGCTTTTCATCCGTCTTTTCAGGTGCTTTATCGCTTTGTGAACCGTCCCCTTCCTCACTCTTCTTCTCTACCTTCTTGTCGTCCTGCTTCTTCTCTTCCTTCTTCTCTTCGGGAATCTCCTTCACTTCCGGCTTTTCGCCCTTAAATTCCATCTTTTCGACGCATGATTTACAAACGAACTTTTCACCAATCATGCCGGAGGCCTGAGCCTCTTTTTCATCGGGACAAAAATCGCACAAGTGCTTCATGGTAGGAGAGGGGTAAGAGGAGAAGAGCTCTCGAACCGACTTTTGAAGGGTGAAAAGTGCCTTACGGTTAGCGGGAGTCGATACGATAGAGGTCTCTACCCAATCGACTTGCTTAATTATTCTAACCTCCATGAATAGCTGCTGTCCACTGAGCGGTTCGATTTTGCCAGTAGGACGCATCTCAAATTCGATAGAGTTCCAGTCAGGAATATAGCCGACCGAGAAGGAATTAATCTCGTTCGCTATAATCTGTTCGACTGTCCTTTTTTCTGTAACTAGAGCCGTAATGTAGAGTCCATTCTCGCTGATAACCGGAGCGTCTTCGCCTTCCATGAGGATAGACCCGACGACCATATCCGGTTCGTGAGAACGCAGAAGAGCGGGCGCGCTCTTGTCCGCGATATACTGTTGCAATGAAGCCTGAAATGCGGTCGGAAGTATGATGTCCCATCCCCTATCAATATCCGGCGTGGATGCATAGCCCTTAATCTTCACACCCTCAGCGACACGCTCGTACTGCTTAATCTCCATCTGAAAGTGACGGATAGTCTTTTTCTGCTCGTCAGTGAGGAGGCGCGTCATAAAGGGAAGAGAGGGGTACTCTCATCCGAGACAGCGATTCTAGAAGGGCTACGCGTATATGGTAGTACGAAATAATGCAACGTACAATCTCATATCTCGATGTCGTACTGCGTGCTGCAGCGACAACGCGGATTCGATGCGCGGGGAGCGGTTTTATCGCCGGACGGAAAGGCCTCCTCTAATAGCAATCCATGACCGCCGTTCGCGTCCTCGTTCGCCGCGCATTCCTGCGTCACCTTATCGTCGCCCTGAGTGCGCCAATATTTACGGACCGTCTTCCCGGTGCGCTGACTGTATTCGTTCACCGGGACGTAGTTCCCGAACTCGTAGGCCTTGCCTATCTCATTCGTCGCTATCATCGTCGCGCGTGCTCGTGAGAACACTCCCGCCTCTCCGAATCCCTCTATCTCGCGTGCCATTTGATTATACGAAAGGCCTTCGGATACTCCCCTACTGATAGTGTCGATAATA